GGTTTCAACATGGCAGTCGATCTATGAGATGCCTCCAGAATACTTTGAACAGTTTGGAACGATCATTGTCGATGAAGTGCATCTTGCGAAGGCCAAGTCACTGACGGGCTTGCTAGAAAAGTGCGTCTCAATTGCAAACCGCTTTGGATTTACGGGCACGCTTGACGACACACAAGCGCATCGACTGATTCTTGAAGGTTTGTTTGGTGATGTGGTGCGCGTCACGACTACCAAACAACTCATGGAACAACAGCATCTGACGCCGCTTCAGGTGAAAATGTGTGTGCTCAAATACCCGAAAGATGAGTGTCGGAATCTACGTCGAGCAATCTATCAAGATGAAGTGGAGTTTTTGGTACAGCATCCCGTGCGTCTTCAGATTGTAGCTCAATTGGCGGCATCCACGCGTGGAAATGTGCTGGTGCTTTTTAACTATGTGGAAAAACACGGAAAACCGTTGCATGCCGCAATTTGCAACTTAGCATCTCATCGGAATGTGCATTTCATCTCCGGAGACATTGCGGCTGATGAGCGAGAACGCATTCGGCAATTGGTGACGGAGGGTCGCGATCATATTATTGTGGCATCATACGGTACTATGTCTACTGGTGTGAATATTCCCAATTTGGATGCCTTAGTGTTCGCATCCCCATCGAAGTCTAAGATTCGTGTGTTGCAGTCAATTGGCCGTGGATTACGATTGGCGGAAGGAAAGACGCATGCCAAATTGATTGACTTTGTGGATGATCTTCGTGTGGGTGCCTCTGTCAATCATACATTCCGACATGCCGAACAACGTGTACAATATTACACCAGTGAGCACTTTCCATTTTCCATGCATGAAATGTCGTTGGAAGATTGGTATCGATGCCTGAAAATGCCTACGGATACTTAAGTTACTTAAGTTATAGATTTGATAAGATTCTAAGTACTAGATACTATAAGAATATAGTATTTTTTTTCTCTCTCTTTGCTCACGTTTAGTTTATCATGAATATGTAATGCTGTCAACTCCCCTTATTTGTGCGGTTGTCATGCATGTAGTATAATGTAAAAACTATGGAGGTGACATGTCGTCTAGTGCCGAACATTACGTCGATAATAAAGCATTTTTAGCGGCGTTACGTGATTATCGCCGTGCGTGTCGAAAAGCAAAACAGTTGAATCGACGTGTGCCGCCCATTCCAGAATTTGTTGGTGAATGTTTCTTACGCATTGCGACACATCTGTCGTATCGACCCAACTTTATCAACTACACGTTTCGTGAAGATATGATCTCGGATGGCGTGGAAAATTGTCTGATGTATATGCACAATTTCAATCCACGCAAATCCAAAAATCCTTTTGGATATTTCACCTCTGTGATCTACTATGCGTTTGTGCGGCGCATTCAGCGAGAACGCAAGCACACCTATCTCAAGTATCGTTTGATGGAAGACGCGATCATTTCGGGGGATACGCAAACGTCTCCGGATGGTAGTGGCCACTTTCACGTCGATACGGAGATGCTGTCGTATGAGAATGTGCAAGAGTTTATTCAACGATTTGATGAGTATCACGACAAACGTCGCGAACGTCGTCGTGAGATGAAACAAAAAACCAGCCGAAAGAAGACACGCAAATCAAAAATGGCGATTGAATAATATGGCAAAGATAGCGGTAATATCTGATAGTCACTTCGGTGTGCGGAACGACAGTGCTGTTGTTCTTGAATGGCAACACAAATTTTTGAATGATGTCTTTTTTCCGGCACTGGATACTCATCATGTGACGCATGTATTGCATGGCGGCGACTATGGTGATCGTCGCAAGTTTGTAAACTTCTCCACTGCTCGGTTCATTGAGCAGGCCTATCGCGCACCGCTACGACAGCGAAACATCATTGAGCACGTCATCATTGGCAATCACGATTGCTTTCTTCGCGATAGCACACACATCAATTCTGTAGAAGAGTTGTATCGTCATGATCCCTCTCTCGTCATTCATAGTGAACCGACAGAGATTAGTATTGCGAATACGGATATTTTGTTATTACCGTGGGTCTGCGATAGCAATCGTGCGGCATCGATGAAATATATTGAACACTCTCGCTGTGCCATCGTGTTAGGGCATTTGGAAATCAGCGGGTTTCAAATGTATCGTGGTATGCCAAATCATGAGGGTCTGTCGCCAAACTTGTTTGATCGTTTCAAACTCGTCATGTCAGGGCACTTTCATCATCGTTCGTCGAATGGCCCGATTCACTATCTCGGTGCACCCTATGCGATGGTCTGGAGCGACTATCGCGATCCTCGCGGGTTTCATTTGTTGGATACCGACACACACGAATTGACGTTTATTGAGAATCCGTATAGTATGTTTGCGCGATTGGTGTATGACGATGCCGATCAGCCACCTTCGTATATTGAGCAGATATTGGCAGACGTCACGACCGCACAGTCACCGTATGCGAATGCGTATGTCAAAGTGATCGTCAAAACCAAAACGCAACCATACTGGTTTGATTTGCTGATGGATGCATTGGCAAAAGTCAATGCGCAGGATGTGATTGTGGTCGATGACGTGCAGCAAGCGCACATTGATGACCCGGAGGCAGAACATACAGCATCCGCAGACATCGATACGCTCTCCTTGATGACAGAATATGTGTCAGACTTATCCGTCACTTGTGATAAAATGGAGCTTCAGACGTATCTACAAAATACGTATCGTGAGGCGTTGACACAGAGTCAATCGGTGCGAATCTAATCTATGATTATTTTTGAGCGCGTACGCTATCAAAATTTCCTTGCGACAGGCAATGTGCCTATTGACATTGCGCTGAATCAACATGCCACAACGTTGATTATCGGTCGAAATGGTGCAGGGAAATCGACGATGACGGAAGCGGTGTGCTTTGCGTTGTTTGGTCGTGCCCTACGCAACATCAACAAACCGACACTGATCAATGCAATCAATGGCCGCGATGCACTCGTTGAACTCTGGTTTCGACATAATGAGCATGCGTATTACATCAAACGTGGTATCAAACCGAATGTGTTTGAAATCTATCGCGATCAAGAATTGATCCCCCCGCCAGCATCACTATCGGATTATCAGACGATGCTGGAAGAGCATATTCTTGGCATGCATTACAAGAGCTTCATGCAGATCGTCGTACTTGGAAGCGCATCGTATGTGCCGTTCATGCGCTTGACATCTGCCGCTCGGCGTGAGATTGTAGAATCATTATTGGATATTGAGATCTTCAGCACCATGAGTGTGCTGACGAAAGATGAACTCGCGAATGTGAAGTCGCAGATCGAGCAATTAACGCAGCAGCGTACATTGCTTGAAGAACAAAAACGGATGGCAGAAACGTTCACCGCGCACGTGACGGATGAGCAAGAGCATACTGTCGCGCTCATCGACCAGCAGTTAGCAGAGACGCAGACGACGATGCAGCGTACGCGAGATCGCATTGCAGAATTAGAAACGGCGATTCGCACCTATGATGAAATTCGCACCGCATGTGAGGAAGCGGAACGAAAAGTCACAGAGTATGCACAAACATTGAAAGCGATGGTGACGAAAGAAAAGAAGCTTCAGAAAGAACATGAGTTCTATGAGGCGCATGATACATGCCCGACATGTGCGCAAATGATTACCGAAATATTCAAGCAACAGAAATTTACGACGTTGGAAGAAAAACATGCCAGTTTGACGGTAGCGATGGCGCAATGTCAAACACTGCATACGCGATACACCAAAAAGATTGATGAGTATCAAACCGCGTTGGCCGACGCACACGCGCTCTCGCAGGAACAGCATACGCTTCATGCGCAGCAACCGTTATATGAGCAGCGTGTACGACAATTGACAAAAGAACGCGTGAAAGCATTAGAACCCAAACCCGCGATTGGTGTTGATGCCGAAGATATTCAACGACGATTGCAGGATGTGATTACAACGCATACGGATGCTGCACGACGCAAGAGTGTCTTGGATGTCGCGAATGCGCTGCTCAAGGATAGCGGTATCAAATCGCGCATCATCAACCACTATTTGCCGATCATCAATAAGCAGATCAACACGTATTTGACGGCCATGGATTTTCCGATTTACTTTACATTGGATGCGGAATTTGAAGAGCACATGCAATCACGGCATCGTGACGACTTTACCTACGATTCGTTTAGTGAAGGTGAGAAGAAGCGTATCGATTTGGCGTTATTGCTGACGTGGCGAGCAATTGCACAACTTAAGAACAATGCCTCATGTAACTTGCTAGTGCTTGATGAGGTGTTCGATAGCTCGTTGGATGGAAATGGCACCGATGAGTTTTTGAAGATTATTCAGACGCTTGAAAAGGCCAACGTTTTTGTGATTTCACATAAAGATCAAATGATCGATAAATTTCACCATGTATTGCACTTTGTGAAGGAACGAGGATTCTCATGTCTGCGGGCGTAATGACAAAGCGTGAACCATTTCCGATTGCGCGGATCCATCCATTATTAGATGACTTGACCGTCAATCGCACGTTTGACGAAATTCTTGCGATGACGGATGCGGAGTTTGAGGCGTATGTCGTGCACATGCGTCAGTCATTCTTATCATATTGGAATGACGAAAACTTGCCGCCGCGACGTGGATGGTCAGAGCAAGAAATCGATGATGAGTTTGTGCAGTTAGCAGGGTTCGATGTGCAGAAGATGTGGAAGCAGGATACGCTGTCGAATCGACGTGTGATCCACAATACGCATGTCAGTCTTGGCAGTGCCGTGAATGCGTGGCATGCCGGAAACATGTATCGAGTGCGCATCAACTATACAGAGAAGGATGATGGCCGCAGCATCTATGACTTCTTCGCGAAGCCAGAACTGTTTCAGCGATACCTGCCCTACGCACGCCGACACTTTCTGCGTGATAGCTTCTACATGTTTGCAGTAACAGTCGTGAGTGGAGATACGCTTCGACATCGCCCAGAAATTCAACCGCGCAATGCATATACGTTCATTGATCAATTTGCTGCACATGAGCGGGCGTATGGTGAGCAAGAATTGTTACTGGAGGCGAAACCGTTAGCGCGCCGTGAACAGCAATACACAGGCTACAACGATAAGATGCGCACCAGTGAACTCATGACGCTGACGTATGCGGAATTGCAACGTGTTGAAGCTGAGCAGTTGTTACCATCAACCGCGTATCGCAATGTGTTAGCAAAGCATCGCAACGACGAGTATGAGTTTCATCTGCGCATCTACGAGAAGGGGCAGCGGCTGTTTCCCAATCTGTTTCGCAGCTTCCGTATTTCTATGTGTCAGTATGCGGTCAATTTTCCTCCGCTGACAGCGAAGTTGTTATACGAAACGTTTTTGCAGCACGTTACTGCGCCTTCTGTGACGATATGGGATCCGTCATCCGGTTGGGCCGGGCGTCTCATTGGTGCGATGTCGTATAATCGACAACTACCGTCAGGTGCCATGCAGCAACTACGCTACATTGGCACTGATCCGAATCCTGCATTCTATACGAAGACCACGAGTATCTACAGCACGATTGCAGAACGCTACAATCACATTCGGTTTGAAAACTCGTTATTCGATGAACCGCATGCACATACCGTGCATCAGTTGGGGAGTGAGTTGTTTCACACGACTGCGGATTTTCAGAAGTTCAAAGGCACAGGTGATCTGGTTTTTTCTAGCCCTCCATATTTCAATCGAGAAGCGTACAGTGAAGACGAGAACCAGAGCTATAAGAAATACACGTCATATGATTTGTGGCGTGATGGGTTCTTGCGACCAACGTTGCAGAATGCATACGACTTCCTGAATCACAAACGGTATTTGTTGTGGAACATTGCTGACTTAAAAGTGGGAAAGAAGTATCTTCCGCTGGAGCAGGATAGCATTCGTATCGCGCAAGAACTTGGTTTCGAATACAAAGAAACCGTGCTGATGGCGCTCATGAACATGCCTGGCGCGAATCGCGTCACTGAAGACGGAGAAGCGACAGCGAAGAATTTCCTCAAACTTGAAAATGGAAAGATCATGAAATATGAGCCTGTGCATGTCTTCTGGAAGCCCTAATCGATATGCATGACGTACCGTTGTGGTCTGGTGGCAGTTATGCCGTGGGATGGTGGCACACAGTACCTGACGGTTCGCACGTCACCTATATAGAGATATAACCCGCTGTGAGACGCGCTTTCGAGGCGTCTGACAGCTTTTGTTGCTCATAGGAGAACACACATGACTGCACTTACCCCTCTTCGTCAATTTCTGACGGCTGTCGAAAGTACCTCATTTCCCCAAGAATTTCACCAATACTCGGTCGGGTTCGACCGATTGTTTGATGAATTAGCGTATGCCACTCGGCACGTTGCATCTGCCCAGAACTATCCACCGCACAACATTCTCCAGTTTGGAGAACACGAATTTGCTATTGAACTTGCGCTTGCAGGATTCGATATAAGCGATTTGGATGTCTCGGTGGAGCGTGGAGTGCTTTCCATCAAAGGAACGCGTCCTGAGCCGTCTAATGCGGAAACAGCACCCAAATATCTGCACCGGGGTCTTGCACTCCGAAGCTTCGTCAAGGAGATCCCGTTGGCAGACGATATCTACGCAAAAGATGCGTCGTTTGAGCATGGTATTCTACGCATTCAATTAGAACGGGTACTGCCAGAAAAGGATAAACGACGGCAGATTACCGTCACACCGTCAGCACCGTAACACCATAGACGAACACTGATCGTGAGCATGGATAAGGGAAGAGGCTTCGGCTTCTTCCCTTTTTGTTTTGCTAAATAACCATGAGGAACCCATATATGCCCAGCCCGTCTGAAATTGTCTTAAGTGCCGCATTGAAAGAATTGATGGCCAACCTGTATGTCATGTACCTTCGTGCGCATGGCGCGCATTGGAATGTAGAAGGAATGCTGTTCGCTCCACTGCACAAGTATTTCGGTCAACTCTACGAAGACGTCTTTGAGTCGATTGATCCGATTGCGGAAGCGTTACGCCAGCATGATGTCTACGCACCGTATACGCTGTCGCACGTCGCAAAATTAGCGACGATTGCTGACGCGCAGTTGGTGAACGGTCAGCCGACTCCGCTGTTGCAGGATTTGGTGGGAGTGAACTCGCAGGTGCAAACGTCGTTGGCGAAAGCGTTTCGCGCGGCCGAATCCGCAGGAGATTTGGGGTTGGCCAATATCCTGCAAGATCGGATGGCAGCGCATCTCAAGCATGCGTGGCAGTTACGCGCACACCTGAAGAACTTCGACTAGTCGTTACGTCAGTTACGCAACGACGGTCGATGATTGACGTATTCAATATTCGACTGCACATAGAACCACGGGCATGACGCGTCGTGTGGTTCCTGTTGTGATTTCTGACAGTGCCAACACCGCACTATCATAGGTTGACCGATTTCAGAAAGTTTAGACATCGAGGAATCAGTCACATACGGCGGCGTCGTCAAATGAAATCGGCGAATTAGAAAGTCAAGATGCTGCGTCAAGCGGATGTTTGACACTTGCAAGTCTCGACAGGTGCGCTCTAACGTGAGATTACGACGATAGATGGTGTAGCTATAGGCACTGATTGTGACCACAGCAGCCAACCAAACGATATTGTTTCCGAAGATCATCCACCCCATAGCTATCCTCTAAAAAATATGCCGTGATGAGAAGTCACCACGGCATATATAGCTTACATACTATCTCACAAACTTACTCATCATCATCCAAGACATCCGAGAAAAACTTCTTGATGTCATCTTCATCAGCAGCCGCGGGCTTGGTCGCCAGCTTCGGTGCGGGCTTGGCGGCCGCCTTCGACACGGGTGCGCTCTTCGGAATCACTTCCTCCTCAATCGCCTGCGCAGCGGTTGACGGCCCTTCCACTTCACCGCTCAACGTGCGCGTGAAGCGGCTTTCGAGTTCTTCGTAGTTCTTGAACTGGGCTTCCGACACGAGTTCCGTGAGCGAGAATTCGCTTTCCCACGTCTTTTCTTTCTTCGCGTCGTCGTCTTCAAACAGTTCTGACGGTTCAGCGAACTCTGACTTGTCATAGTTCTGGTACCCTGCAACCTTCTGAGACTTCAGTTTGAAATCGCAGCCTTCCCACAAGTCAAACGGATTTGCGGGCTTCTGATCGGGAAACTGCGGTTCCAGCAGTTCCATGATCTTCTGGTGGATCTTCGGCCCATACTTATACAAGAACGCCTTACCGTTATTTTCCGGATGCGCAGGATCATCAAGCACCAGAATGTTGCTGATGTAGCTCTGCTTACGCTTACGCTCACGCACCGTTGCCTTATCGGATTCGATGCCGGAATTCCACAGCTTGTTGTTGTTCTTGCAGACGGGGCATGGCCGATCGCTCAGCGTCGTCGGGCAGTTCTCAATGAACCACAATCCCGTGGGGCCCTGAAACCCATGTGAGAAGACACGTGCCCACGGAATGTCTTCGTTCTTCGGCGCCGGCAGAAACCGAATCCGTGCGTATCCGATGCCCGTCTTGGGATCGACAGACAGCTTCCAAAAACGCTCGTCGGCACTGCCTTTAGTTGAAGAGGTTTTCTTGACTTCCTCGGTGAGCTTCGTCAAGAGAGAGGCGCGGTTCTTACGGAGAGACGTGAAATTTGTTGCCATGTATGCTCCTTATAAACGTAATGTGACGGTGTATGAAACGTATTATACGATGAAATACTTAGGTGTGTCAAGAAAAGAGTGTCTGCTCTCCTTCAATAGGCATCAATGAGAGTTGCGTATAGGATGACCAGAATCGTGATGCTAAAATTCGACTGTCACGCCGCCACGTGGTGTGATGCCATGCCAGCAGTTGATCGAACTTTCGAAGTCGCGTTAACCACGACCGTACCCCAAACGTAAATCCTGCGGGTTCCCGCGTTTCCCAATACTGTGGCCAATGATACCCGTATTCGTCATGGGGAATCAGCAAGAGCGCACATGCGAGATCAAGAGGAAGACTGCGGTTCATGATGTCTGCAAGACAGTCGGGCAGTACCGCTCGGCTTCCGTCAGATAGTCTCGGCGCATAGAGCCATGCATCGAGTGCATCGGGTGTGAGTCGTTTGCGTAACTCATACAAGTTTGCGAGGTAGAGCGGCATACCGTTTTCTGCGCGAGTGGAAAAATCTAATCCCGCGTTCATATTTTCTGCCGCAACAACATCCGCAATGTACGCTTTGGGTTTGAAGAAATACGCCAGCATCAGCGCCGCATGGATTTGTGAGTCAGAAAACTTGGTGGCGAGCCGATAGTAAAACTGTCGGTCACGCTGTTGCATGAAGACACCGCGTTTGACGACTCCGCGATACTTAATGAAGTCGTATGAATCTGTTGAAAAATACAAACGATACGCGGTGCTGAATTGATACACCTGTTCCGCAGTCATTTAGAATAACTCTTCGGTATTCGCCTGTAAGAGATGAAGATGCCGCGCTTCTCGCGCTAACTCCGATTTGATTCGGTCGCCCAACTTGAGAGCAATATCTTCGGGTTCAATGTTGCGTTGTTCGCAATAGTATAACACCGCATCGAGAAACGAGAGACGATGACTTGCGACGATGGATTGCAACTCTTTGGTGAGTTGTTCAGACGAGACGTTCATCACAGGCATATAATAAAGGTGCCGGGTTGTTGTCAGCAGAGCCGGCGTGCTGGTAAATAGCGTTTCCCCTACTTACGACTATGGCGTGCTTTCTGTTGCCCGGTACGACGCCAAGACCGCGCTTATGTTTATCATAAGCAGAAGCAGCGTTCAGGCTGCGAATGAGAACTGGTTGTCAGTTCTGTGTGTCTCTGTTTAACGACAGCGACGTGTCGGTAGTCTCCATAACCTCAACTCTGCTCTGTCGAAACCTTTCACCCCCCATAGGTTTATTGGTGGAGGTGGCGGCATCGAAGCCGCGTCCAAAACATGTCTCGATTACTTCATTGACTACATTTAGTATCTATTATACCACACTAATCGCTTCGCATCTCCAGATCAATGTAAAAATCCTTGATTCGCTTGAAAAGTTCTTGGTAATGAAGCTTCGGTTGTGTGACAAAAACTTGCAATCCTTCTGGCGAAGCTACTGGAATAACAATATGTTTTGCTTGCATTCCTGTTAGTTCATACAAAGCAAGACTGTAGAACGTACCTTGAAGGTAATAGTCGCCAACATATTCGGGGCGTTTCGGCCGATTCGCTTGCTTAAAATCGACAATCGCCAATGCACCATCAACGGTGGCAATCATGTCGGTACGACCCGCAACTGCGAGTTTGCGTGAATAGAGATCGCATTCCTGACCGTAGACACCCGTGATATGCGCATCGAGCCATGGCGATAGATGCTGCCACAGTTCATTGACGTGGGGTTCAATTGTGCCAATGGGATGATTACCGACGTATTCCTCAACCAGCGCATGCAGTTTCTTACCACGCCCAGACGCAGCTTGTGAGACGCGTTGTGCTTCTTGATGGCCCACGCGCCGTTTCCACGCTTCCAATTGCGGTTTGGGTTTTGCACCGAGTACCCGTGTGATAGACGGATAATGCACGCCGGAGTCTGCACCGTTGAGCACGTGATAAACGCGACCGGTTTTCAGATTCATCTGCTCCAATGTCGGAAGCGACAGTGGAGGATAGTGATGAAACATGATGTTAGTCGATGTTGATGGTCGAGCGACGGTGCCGTTTCTTAATGTCGCGCAAAATGTCTTTGAACGCTTCAGGCGTCTTCAATCCGCCGCGATTGATGGTGTACCCCACACCGGGCGCGGATGCACACCGCTCAATTGAACCGAGTTCGTTGCACTGCGGGCACGGCTGCGTGGTGGGATAGTCGCGGTTCGCAATTGTCAACTGCATATCGGTGACGGTAAAGCCGCATGAGGTGCATTGAAAATCATAATTAGGCATCATTATTCTCCGTATCGTCTTTCGCGTCTTCTTCCATCAACCATTGCTCGAAGCGAACAGACGATGCATGAGTCAACTGTACTATAGTAATCGGGCCGACCACTACTCGCAAAAAACCGGCAGCGGCGATCGCACCAATGACAAAATCTGTTGGGGTTGTACCCTGTGACAGGGCGCGCACACTACTGAAAAAGCACAGACTTCCTATCACGGTGTTAATAAGACGCGATGGGGAAATCACGCGTTCATACTCAAGGTTCAAGTTTTTCGCAATAACAGACTGCACCACACTCGAAATATCTGGCGTTGGCATGTCATCATTGGTATTCATCGATTAGAACTCCCATTCATCGTAATCTTCAAATGCTTCATGGTCTTGCGTCAAGATAGCATGCTGCAAAGTATTACGTAGTTCAGTTTTTGTTGGCGGTTTGACAATCTTGCTGTCGTAGGCATTGGGTTCTCGTTTGCGCTTTGACTTCTGTACTTTCTTGGAATCCCGAGCACGGTATTTTCCTTGCCAACTTCTCGACATGACGATGTTCCTCTCCTACCGAATAAACCGAATTTGAAATGGTTGTTCTAGCAACTGCGGAAACGCCTCTTCCACCACGTTTTTAGGGCATCGATACTTGTTGACAAACTTCTTATCTTTCAAGGCAATCAACATTTCTGCTTCAGACACATGTACACGTTCAAGTAGTTGCACAAACAGTTGTTCACGACGCAAGCGTGTCAGTGTTGGATTGCCTCCGTCGAGAAACAAATAGAGCGTTCGTAGTTCGCGAAACAAGTTCGATGGCGTCAATCCATGTGTGCCCGGATCCGCTTTGTACGGTGGTGCACCTTCTGGTAACAACCATTTTACATCAGCATGCGCTAATTGCAAAATGTAGCGCATGCCGGGAGTATCGTTTTGCCGTAAGTTGTCCACTTTGTCGGGAATTTTGACCAACTTCTGCTGACGTTCGAAGACTTCACCCAAGTTTTTATTCTTTAACATGTGCTTGCTCCAACATGAGATTACAGACATCTTGTAGCGAATGAATCGCCATGCCCATCGGGCGATTACATTTGTCGTGCCACAATCCGGTTGACCGATAAAATCCTAGCAATCGCTTACAATAGAATGACGTTTCCGAAATAAGACGTTCTTTGTGATCATCGCGTGTCAACACCACATTTGTGGTGTTTGGTGTTGACTCCGGCGTCGGAAAGGGAATCACTCGCGCCATTATTCAATAACCAGCTTCTGCACCGGCGTGCCTTCTTCAATGACCATTTCCAGCAATCGCTTCCATGTCGGCACTCGGCCTTCAAACGCATAGAACTGCTGATAGTAGAGACTCTGCACACGCAGTTGTTCCTGCATCAGCGGTTCATCGTAAGATTCCAAGGCGCGCTGCATGCCAGCTAACGTGCGATGAATCATGAGTTCCGGCCGTTCGTCGAACGGGAACATCCATGCCCACTCTGCGCACGTTTCTGGCAGCGCACCAAAGTTTGAGGTGATCGCGAGACAGCCAGACATGAGGGCTTCCTGAATCGCCATGCATGAGGTTTCCGCATAGATTGACGGATAGACAAACACATGAGATGACTGCAACGCGTCACGCACGACATCATTCGGCTGTGTGCCGTGATAGACGACGCAGGGATTATTCTTCAGCAACGTGTAGAGTGGTTCAAACTGGGCATCCGCTCCTTCCCATCCGTAGATCTTGAATGAGGAGTAGACATGCAGTTCCCAATCCTGACGAATCTTGGAGAGGGCTTCTGCGGCCGCCGCAAGAACCGCTAATCCACGATGTGGCGTCGAAGTGTAGATAAACTTGAGCTTGTTCTCCGTGCGCGGCTTTGGAAACTGCGCTTCACGAAACGGCACCGCATTCTTGATGACAACGCCTTCTGCATACGGAATGCCCAAATACTGTTGATACTGCTGTTGCTGCCAATGTGAGCAGAACACAATACGATTGAACTGTGTGCGATACGATTTATCGCGAAGGCATGCACTAGCAGGGTCTTGTGGTAGATCTTGCAACCACAGAATACGCGGTTTGTCTTCTAGCGTCACCTGTTCTGGGCGCGACATGATGATCTGCACCTGACTGGTTAATTCCGGAAGTGCTGCGTGAAGATTGGCGCAGATCAGTTCTGTGCCGCCTTTAGCGTTTGTGCTCATGATTTTCCTTTGATCGAATAGAGGTTTTTTGCGTTGTATCCATGAATGGTAAAAACTGCGGTGCTCGGAAGACGTCGAAGGGGAGAGTGACACGTCGGGCATGTGGCCGTTTCCGATGCAGCGTATGACGAAAAACTGATCTCCATAACGCACCGGCACTGTTCACATTGAAAATCCCATCGTGGCATTGTGTATTACCTCAACTATGTATCAAACAGACGTGACAACGTATATTGTAGCGCACTTACGCTTTTCGTAGGCGCGGCGTCGGGTCAAACGCATTATGCCGTGCACGAACCGCATCATCAATCTTTTTGAGCATACGCTTTCGAGCTTTGTTTTTTCTGCGTGTTTCGTGGGCTTTAGCAGCTTTGCGAGGTAGCTTGCCAAACTTGGAGAGTTTGTTTGCTCTTGGCCGAAGGCGGAAGTGAAGGTTTTTGTTCCATGCAGGAATGAGGTATCCGAAGTCGCGAGGTTCCGTAACCTCACGTCCATAGCCACAGACGCCGCAGGTACCGGGATGCCATGTTGCGAGGTGCCCAACAGGGCCGGTATATGTGCCCGATACGTACCAGCGTCCAAACTTAGTGCCGCACGTAAGGCAACACCATGCCGGTTGAGATGATGTGTTTGACTTCATAGTTGTATATTATACGATCTGTTGATGCGCACGTCAACCTAAAATGTTGCTGTTCCAAATATTCCGAATCGCGTCACTCGCGGAATAGCAATATCTGTGGTTCCAACAAACGGAGAGATCCAGACATTGGTAAATGGCTGTTTGGGTATGCTACCAAGATTGAACGCAATGGGAACAATACCAATAATCTTCTCGGTGTTCGTCAGCGCCACGGCTGGCGCAAGGTACGACCAACGAGTGTCTGCCGTAGCAATAGAACGACCTCGTTGTAACCACGTGACGGCCACGACTCCTGCACGTGTCGAAGATGTGGTTCCTGTCGTCGAAAATGTTGCACCTAACCCCGCTTGTACCGTAATATGTGAAAACGTATGGGGAAGATTTTCGGTTGCG